TCTCGTTCTTCTACCTCGTATTTATTGATACGATAACCAATAGATACATCAGTAAGCGTTCCGTTTTCGTACTTTCGTTTTATGGATAACCCATCATCATCAAAAGATACATCCGCGAGGAGTTGACCGTCTTGTTTTCGTGTATTTGTAACTTTACCGATTGCATCATCAACTCCTCTGTCGTGGTTTTTGAAAAAAGTGTTTAGCGACTGGGTATTTGCGCCGTCTATGCTTAGTCTTTCAACATAAAACTGCCCTGAACCCCAGTCAAAACGCTCACCGTCGTTCTTATCGGACACCATCACGAATGTTAGTGTTCCGTCATCTCCCTTTTGTGTTGAGATTTGAGCGGCTCTTGTTTGCGTAACGCCCTTAAGTGCTTCTCTTTTATTCAGCATTTAATCCTGCCTCCTCTGTTTGAATTTGTGTCGGAGTTACAAAGCCGTACTGCTTCATAAGTTCCTCTTCTCCCTGTTTCGTTATGAGTATCTCTTCAAAATCTTTGCCTGCCGCCATACACTCATCGGTCATAGTGGTAAGATTTAGAGCAATTTCCATTTCTAGCGCTTTCAAGTTTTTAACAGGGTCAACCCAGTCACGTTTTGGATACGACCATTTAGGCGCGACATATGGAGCTTTGTCTGCCGCCCACTTCATAGGACTTATAGGTAAATTACCCATTAGCACCTCAACTTCTAACCACGCCATAAAGACATCATCTAAAAAGTAAGTAGATATATGCGACTGTTCGTCGTCAAAGCGCTTATTATCTTGAATAAGTGAGGCACGACTTGAAGCGAAATTGATTTGAGAATAATCTCTAAATGCCAATTCATACGATATTTTACGAGCCGCCGCGATGGTTCTTACTGTCGAAGTAATAAACTCGTTATATCCATCTCCGTTATGTCCGTTTACGTGTTTAGCTACTTTTTCGCCCGGACGTAGGTAATAAACCATTAATCCGTTAATATCGTGTAAATCTTCGTCTTGAGTGCTTGAAATAGGCGTAAAATCTCCTGCCGCTCTCTCCGTTTCAATAGTATAAGCGATTTCAGCGTTTGCGCGCGCACCCTGAATAGTAGCGGCTTGATATGCGCTAAAGTTCTTAATATCTAAAATTGCTTGCTTGTATTCACTCACACCTCTGTATTGAGTAGGACGCTCACACTTGTAATAGTTTATGATACTATCAGCGTTAATATCTATTGCGCCGTCTTTACCTGTAAAATGGTACTTGACCACTTTGCCGTCTTTGTCTAAAGTCATACCGCTGTTACCGCGATTTGAGTCGAGAGCATCGGCTTCTATGAGTTGAAGCTTTAAACCCTCTTTTGTAATTTTCTTATAGATAAAGATTTCGCCGTCTATCATACGGTTTGCTAAAATAATCTTTTGCATATCTGCGAAACTTAATCGACCTGAAACATCGCATAGAGATTTATGTTGCCAAAGCTTAAAGCGGCGCTCTATTTCGTCATCTAGCTTGTTATCGCCCGTCTTTGATTGTAATCCGATACCTTTGCCGATAACATTATTTATAATCGCATTGTCAATATTTGACATAATAGGATTGTTTGCCGCCAACCAACGGGAACGAGCACGCATAGTGTCACGGTCTGATTTTGCCGTATCCTCAAAAGGACTGTTAGCATTCCAAAAGTCACGGTTTGCAGCTGTTTTTTTGCCGCCCTCGTAGAAAGAAGCGCGCTTTTGTGCAGCTTTCGGCTTTATGCTGAATAGATTACGAAAAAACGACATTCTTAACCGCTTTTTGTGTAGTTGATGTTTCAAAGTTGTAGTTATAGCCATATTTTGCGACACGGTCTAAAAGGGTGCTTTCGCGCATAGTTAACTCATTTAGGTTTGCTTTAGACATAGAACGCCCAGCAATAGAGTAGCTTTGCCCACTCATCACGGCAGTAATAGCGGTTTGTACCTCTTCTAGTTGCTGTCCAAGTGTTTTTAACGACATAAGCCAACCTTTAAACTATTTTTAAAAGTATAGCATAATTTTTATCAATACTCATCTAAATAACTCTTTCGTTCTCTTTTTGGTTTCTCGGCTTGTTTTTGCGTGAACATTAAAGCGCCACGACGAGTCAACACCTCTAAGTCCACACCCGCTATAAATAAAGAGGCATAAGCGTATCTTCTTACGTCTGCCGCCTCCTGTCTTGCTCTTGTTTTATGCCAACGCCCAAACTTATCTCTCTTCTCTCCCGTAAGTTGTTTGAAATACTCTTCGTCGTAAACATCTTCAGAGGGGAAGTGCATATAACCAGCTCCGTGTGATTCCGTCATTAGATGAGAGAATATAACATCCGCCGCCATATTAACACCTACACTATAAAGTGCTACATTCCCTTTGTTTGAGCGTGTTGCTAATCTTGGAGCGATAGGAGCGTCAATTGCACCCGCACCTTTTATAGCAAATATCCTGCGAGCAAACTTTGTCTTACAAAAAGCATAAGCCTCTTTGGCTCTATGCCCTCCCGTATCAACTGCCGCACAGTAAATTTTAATCAATCCGCCGTTATCGTGAGTAAATGTTTTATTAAGATACTCATCTAATCTTTGCCATACCTCTGGCTTTGAAGTATCGCCGTGAAATATCTTATAATCAATACTCCAACTCTCTTCAGCTTCTCCCCATCCTACCACTTCGCACTCTAAGCGGTTATCCTGAGTATCCACGCCTGCTGATAGAATAAGAACGCCGTCTGGCACTTCAGCGGTATATACCTCTTTTCGCTCCTCAAAGTTGGATATATTTACGGTTTCATAATCCTCTTCCCAAGTTCGCGCCAAAACCTCATTATAAAATGCTTTTAGTTTAAGTCGGTCTTTTTTAGCGGATAGAAATTCGTTTGCAATATCAGCCCAAGTAACATTAGGGGAGTATGATAACATCGCCCAGAAGTGAAATGACGCTGTTTTGTTTGACGGCTTTTGTGGTATCCATTTGCCGTGTTCATCCATCCATCTTTTATGTTTATCGAATATCCGCTCATCACACGATTTGCATTTAAAGTGAGCCGTTTCGGTTAAATGTTTAGTAGTTTTTCCTTTATCATCTATTTCTTTATCCCAAACCATATCTTCAAACTCAAAAAGCTGTAATTCCTTACAGTGAGGACATGGTAGCCACCTTTGACGCATATCTCCTTGTTTATACCAATAATCCACTTTAGAATATTCAATAGTGCTATCTTGTATATCTTTATCGTATTCAGCGCCGACTGGCTTCCCACCAAGTATGTTTTTTCTAAGTGCAAAGTCTTGAGAGCGTCGGAGCATTGTCGTTATTGTATCTCCTGCCTTACCCGCTTCATTACTCCACGTGTCTATCTCATCGCCTATAACCACGCGAGCTGTACGGCGGTTTAAGTTTCTGTCACTCTCAGCGCCTAATATTTCTAAGTAGCCTCCCGGATAATTCTTTTTAATAGTTTTTTCTTTTTTGATACGCCCTCTAAGATTTGGAGTTTCTACTAATTTTGCAATTAAGTCATTATCTCTAATCATTGGTTCAATTTCGGTTTCCGCTACGCCTTTAGCTTCGGCTTCATTCGGATTGTAGTATAGAATAACGGCGGGTTGCTGCTCTATAAAATAGGCTATTGTTATGTTTATAAGTTTATTATATCCGACACGAGTTGGTTTTTTGACTATAACCATTTGATTGTAAGTGTCACACATAGTATCTAGTATTTCATTTTGATATGGGCGTGTCGTCCACTTGCCCGGTAAAGATGAACTCTCAGCAGATAACATAAAGTGATTATCCGCCCACTCGCTACCTGAAAGATTAGGGCGTGGTTTAAAAATACCTTTAGCAAAATCGAATATAACTTGTTGTTGCTCAGTCATAAATGCCCTGAAAGTCCATTTTTATAGAGTTTATATGTTCTTTTAGCCAGTCGAATGCTTCGTCTTTGATATCTGGGTATCTTGACTTAAGTGCGAAGGGTAACTCATCTAAGTGTTTTGAGAACGGTGAAGCTATTTTGTCGAGGATTGCTTTTACTTCTGAAATGGATATAAGTTCCTTATTCTCTCTTAAAAATTTCTGTTTGTTTAGCTCGCCAGTCCAAAAATCTTTTATTACTTGAACTTGTTGAGTTGGCGTTAATGTTTGTTTGATTAATGCTTCTAGCTCTGCAAGTAAATCGCTACTTACTTTTAAATCTTCATCGCCTGATTCTTTGAGTTCTTTCGGTATATGTTTTTTTGCAATATCTTTATCAACTTTGTTAAATCTTTGCTTTCCGTGCAGTATTGCTTCTTTTGCCTCTTCTAAATATAACTTACCGTTTGGTGCAGTGCATTTAACAAACAGCCCATTGCGAGCGTGCTTAGAAATCATTGGCGCGGACACTCCAAGTATCTTTGCTAGTTCCGCTTTTGTTACTTGTTCTCGTTTCAATTAACCATCCTCTTAACCATTAACCAAATTATAGCGTAAATCGGTTAAGTGGTTAATGATTTTCTTTATAATAGTTTAAGAGGCTCGTATTGTAGGTCGGTTAACCTACTTTTAAAATTTGATAAATAGAGAGATTTTGAGAGCTTTGCAACCCTTAAAGCAAAAGAAGCTGTATAAGGCTCATTTAAGTTTTAGAGTAGTCGCCCCATCTTATTTGCAAACACGTATGGACTCTTAGCTCCCTTACTTATGTTACAGAATGCGCACGCCACTACTAGGTTATGTATCTCGTTGCTTCCACCTTTGCTTAGCGGTGTGTAGTGGTCTATGTGATGCCCCTTGCTCTTTGTACTACATCCACACCAATAGCATTTATTATTACTCTTCTTTATTAATTCTCTAATCTGTTTTGATGTAGCACTGTTTATGGTGTTGGCCTTCTTGCTTGCTCTTCTCTTATGCCTTGCCTCTGAATAACGAGCCAACGTGTCTAATCTTTTCTCTGGGACTTTCATTCTTCTTTGATGAGCCTCTGCTTTTTGTACCCTTATCTTATCGGCATTGTTATTCTCATACGCCCTTGACTTTGCTTTGTCGCACTCTTTACATCTACATTGCCCTTTAAAGAACTCTTCTGTATATTTCTCTGTACTGCACACGTTACAAAACTTCTTATATGCTGATATCATTATCCGATTCTCTTTATCTATTAATGATATTTGTTTTTTCTTTGTAGCCTTAATCTTTGATATATCTCTTTTGATTGATTTGATTATGCCCTTAACTTCATCTAGTTGTATTGCTGTTAAGCCTTTCGCTATTGCTTCACTCTCTATTTGCTTTAGCTTATAATATCTATTATGCCCCATCCCGTGTATTCGTTTGAATTTAGCTTTATATGTTTTATTATATATTGCTACTTTGCGAAGGTTTATACACTCTCTACATTGAGCGCGATATCCATCGGCTCTTGCGGCGTCTGGTCTAAATAGTTTAATATCTTTTGTTTGATTGCATATAGTGCAGGTCTTCGAGTTTATCATAGTAGGTTCCTAAGCCTATAAATTTATTAGAAGAGATAGGGGCTTAGGATGTCCTATCGCCTCTAATCAACTTATAACATTATAATTATACCATAACTTTCTACCTCTTCACTTTGCTCGCATAATATTTATAATGTCTATCAAATGTTGTATTAAATTTATCTTTGATTACTCTATCGGCTGTTTCCATTCCTTTAATAGATACCATCGAAGTAGGGCTAATGACTGATATCTTTATGATAGGGTATTGTTTATCTGTAGTACGTCTGAATACTTGTAGGCTTCCACTTGTCTTTGCCTTAGCTATGAACGCGCCCTTGACAATTCCTTTGCGTGATTGCTTCAACACCTTTGCGGATGTCTTATAATAAGTCTTAGCGCCCTTTACCTTAGCCACTGATTGAGTAGCGTTGAAGTGTATAAGTCCTATTGGTTTGCTTCTAACCTTTATGATTGACTCATCCCTGCCTTTGCTTGCCTTAGTGATTGTCATCTTCGGGTCTAAGTCCTGCTTCTTAATGTTATAGTATGCCCTTACTACTTTGCTCATCTCACTCTTAACAGTCTTTGCTGTGTCGTTCAGTGTGCGTGTTGATGCCTTGTCGAATACATTAGGGTCTATATTAAACGTTGATGTGTCTATAGTTACCGTCATCTTATGCCCTCGAACAATCTTTTCATTATTATATCTACTTAGTGTGCAATTTCATTAATTGTATGCTCTAGATTGTTAGCTATTACGTAATTATCATATGCTTTAGCCGCTTCTTTTGCTTCATCAAAGCGACCTAAATAAATGTTCTTTCCATTAATTCCTATTCTTGCTACCCAATTATTATTTCTTTTATTGAAACTAACGCCACGGTATCCAGACGTATTGCTTGAGCGAATCTTCCTTGTATTTCTTGATTGTACAGCCCTTGTTGACCATCGGCAATTATACGGTTCATAGTTTTGATTTACATCAATTCTATCTAGAGTTAATCCTTTTATAAATGTTGGCTCCATATCTTCTATAAAATTTTTTATATTTAACCAACTGGCACAAACTTTTATTCCGCGCGCCCCATAGTTTTTATATGCTTTGTTTTTATGATTATTGCATCGTTGGACCATGCTATTCCATACTTGATATAATTTATGGCTCTCTAGCCCATGTATTGTTTTCAAACAGCCACAGCTTTTCTCGCGACTTCTATTGGTATTATGAGTTATGGCTTTAAACTCTTTGCCACAATCGCACTTATAAATTCCGCATCTTCTTTTTTCTTTAGAAGTTTCACTAGGAAATATTACTCCCAAATCTCTAATTAATAATGGTGGTTTTTTCTCTTGATTGTTTAACATTGAAGGCTCCTTACACCTAAAATTTTGAAGAAGTGGCAAGGGTGTAAGGATTGTCTTACCACCTCTGCGAAATTCTAACATTTCAATTATACCATAATTTTATAATTTAAAATTGTCATTCGTTTTTATACCAGCCAGCTTAAACACTCTTTGCATCAATGTCTTGCACTTACCACAATATTCCGCCCTATTACTTTCACTCATCGGCTTAATAATTGTTATTTCGCCTGATTTACACTTTGTGCATTCATATAGATATGTCATTTGTAACCTCTTTTTTGTTATCCATATTATACCGCAATTGCACCCTATTTAAAGGGATTGTCCTTTTGCATATTTCATCAAACTTTTTGCAAGTGAAGCCAAAGTCTTGTATCTTGCAAGTGGTTTGCTTTTATTTTAAGTGACATTCGATAAACTCCCTCGCTTCATCGAATCCATAGCATACCATAGCATCAGCATAAGCAAAGTTATCAACTATGTGCTGTAAGAACTCTTTTTGCTCTTCTGATACCTTTGTATGGCTTGTACTTAGTTTTCCACTCTTGAGTATCTTTTTGGCTCTTTTAAGCTCTATAAACAGAATCTTATTTGGTAACATTACTATAATATCGCTTATGCCTTTAGCTTTACCCATTGATTTAGCTTTAACTGCTTGTATAACTGCTACTCTGCGATTGGTAAAACTTCCTTGATTTTCATTAATCGGTGCAAAATGAAACAATTTTTTAAGCTTTAGCCATTGCACTAGCTTTTGTTGTTCTTGTGTTTCAGTTATCATCATCATCTTCTTTGTGTATTATATAAGTGCTTCCATCTGGCTCAATGCAAGTTGATATGTCAAGCTCCAACTCATAGTCGCACTCTTTGTTCGTGCAGAGTTTTTTATCCCAGTCCCAGCCACCGCCGTGCATATCTGCTATCGTGTCTTTGTTGCATTTAGGGCAGTTACTCATCAATCAATCCTTTCTCTACTACTGTATCTTCTATACGCTCATCTATTAATCTTTTTAGTTTCATAAACATAGATGCTTTTGTAATCTGATAAGCTTCATTACTGCTAGTTCTCGGTTCATCATCCATCTTGTGAGTGTCGCAAATAACTCTTAAAAGTCTTAGTTCACTTTGCGAAAAGTCACCTTTATATAAATCTATCTTACTCATCAAACAAACTCCCAGCCTCTCGTTTACTAACATAGCCATCACACTGCCAACCGACAACAGGTCTGTTGAGGTTAAAAGCCTCGTACTCATTATCTTTAGACTCTCCACTTCTCTGGCACTCTCTACACATAGGTAACTCAGCATTTGGGTTTGCACACTTAGTTAGTTCTGCTTGCATAATTTCTCCTTTATATTTTCAAGTTCAAGTAAAAAAGATTTAGCCTGAGCCTCTTTGTCTTTTCGCTTGTTTCTTTCCACTAGCTTTTTATACTCTTCAGTAAGTAAAACTATATCAAAATGTGGCATATTTGCAAATGCACCAAGTTGATTTAATTAACATAACCCACTGTTGTAGAAAACTTATCTGCAAGTATCATTATTCTGTTTACCAACTTTGTATCCAAGCCAATATTTAACAAATCATTTCTGTTTATTAGCATCTTGCAACCTCCTTAGTCTTTTTGCTTCGCCCATTCTTCTCAAGATATACGCTCTTGTACTAGAAGATATGAAAAATAACACTGTTGATATAGTAGCTACCCAATGTTGTGGCAAGTGCTGAAAAAAAGGAAAGATGAAGTAGATAATCATCCAGCCCACCACGATACCTATCCACTGGTTATGTACTACTTCCATAAAGCTTTCAAATTTAGTTTGCATCAAACAAGCTCTCCTGTTTTTTATGTTCTTTGCTTCTTTTTTCTATGTGCTTTTTGTTTTCGTCAAGATTGTTTATATCCAACTCACGCCAAGCTACCTGTCTCACTGCTCCAATGTTGTTAAACTCTTCACTTATTTCAGATCCACTAAAAAGTTCATGGTTAAACCCTGCTTGTTCAAAACCTATGATTTCACTTCTTGCTCCAGCAAAAGGAAAAAAAACTCTTTGAGAAAATGGTGCTTTTAAAAGTTTTGCTATTTGATAAATCAGCTTTATTGGTTTTAAAGTCGGATGGTTGTTTCCTTTTGGCTCTGATATAAATCTTTGTAAAACTTCATTATTTATGTCAGCCTCTTCATTGCCCTCACGCATAAGCCTATGTGTTTTTTTTTCTATATCTCCGCACCCATGCTCTCTCTCAAAAGTAGAAACTTTAGGACTGTAAAAAACTAAGTCAAGCTCTTCATCTAAGTAACCTATGTGATGCAAGATTCTTGAAGCATCTTCTTCTCCACTCTGCCCATCTATCTTACTTGCACATGTAGAGTCTATGAACATTTGGGATGGGTATCTGCCACCTTCATGGCTTCCTGCATCATATCCATTTAGCCCATCTCCATAAGCTGTAACACTTTTGTTTTTTACTTCTTTCTTATCTCTTGTTTCACTTGTCGGCACCCTTCCCTCATCTATAGCCCATATACTAGGAGAGATAGTCTCATCTCCATTCTCAAAAGCAAAGACATCATCTAAAACAGATTTATTCTTTGTTCTTTTTTGGAATACCATTACTGTTTCAAGGACTTGTTTTAAAGGCGAAATAGAATATTTATAGCCTTCATACTTTTTGCCTAGTTCTGTGTTTGACTCTGTTTCACTCCATTCTTTATTAACCTCTTCTGATTTTGATGTATTTTTACCAAAGCCTTTTACTTTATTTAACCCTGCCCCAGCTTTGCCTATTACACCTGTTGTTTGTTGTTCTACTCCCAACCTCTTATCTATCTGTTTTGAAAGGTCTGTAGCTTTTGGAAAGTTAGATATGAAGTACCAGTAAAGACTTTGCTTTATTTCAAACCCTGCTGCTACTGCATAGTATTGAAAAAGAAAAAGTTGTCTGTCTATTCCAAAGAAAAGTATTCTACCTCCGAACTTTAATTTTTGCTCTGCTACTTTGAAGAACTCTTCCCAGTAAGAATGGTCTGGCATCTCCCATTTCGACATGAAGTCTTTTGCTAGTCTATATTTTGGTTTACCATCTTTGTCTATATAAACTGTTGAGCCTAAAGCATAAGGTGGGTCGCCAAAGATAAAGTCTTGGCTATTATCTGGTAAACTTTTTAGCTTCACCAATGCACATACATTTTCAATCATTTATGTCTCCTATCATATCTTTTTTGTTTACTGTCGAACTTCTTACCACTCGGATATATCTGCACAGGTACAAACATAAAGAGAAGTAAAAAGAGTTGTGTGTATGGGTTCATAGCCCATCTGCTATCTTATGTATAATTTCATAAAGTTTTTCAATCTCAGCATTTCTATATAGATGTATTCCATAACTTTGAGGCTCATTTAAATTATGTCCATTTCTTCTTATATGGTCATGATATGCTTTTTCGGTTAAGAAAAAATTTGCATTATTTTCATTTGCTTCATGTTCTCGTGAGATATTATAAACTTCAACATTAAGCTGACTGGCTTCATAAGAATCTTGTAAAGAGTATAGAGAATCATGTTCCTTTAGCATTTTACTTCTCGAATATAGCCTATAACATCTTTAACTCTCTGCCACTTCATAACCTCTGAAAACTCTATGTGTTCAAGTTCAAAGTTTTCAAGTAGTACCTCTGTAAACTCTCTGACATCATCACGGCTTAAACCAAGCGCGTCAAACGATTCGTATTCGCTTTTTACCGTGTTTGATATTCCGTCTTCGTTGTCTTCATCATCGTTGAGCCACGGGAACTGCTCTTGCAGTAACTCTATGACTTTGTCTTTTATGTCGTCTCTGTGCATTTTAGTCCTTTATTTTGTTTTGTAAACTAGAAATTAATACACTAAAGATTGTGGATAAGTCAAATTCTTCCGAAAAATTATCTAAATCTAAATTTTGCAACGCTTCGATTACGTTAGCTCTCACAATATTAATATTTTCTTTAATTGTTTTTTGTACTTCATTATAGACAATTAAATCATCTTTTGGCTTATGTCCCCAAGCATCTGGCTTATCATATACAAACATATTTAATGCCGTTTTGCTGTTAAGATTTTCTTTTGTTTTTTGTTTTAATAGCTCCAAATCTTCATCGGTTATCAGCTCCCTAACAAACCCATATCCTAAATTATAAGACATATTTGTCAACAATCTCTCTTTAGTTCTATCGTCCATAAGCATTCTATTAAACTCTTCTTTTGCTATCTTGGTCATTTCTTCTTGGCTTAGATAATCTTCTATTTTTATTTCCATCTTCTATCCTTTTCTTTTTATACCCTAATTTTATCAGCTTCTATCATTTCTTTTAGTAGGGTTAGTGTTTTAGACATTAGCTATTTCCTATATTGTTTAATTCTTCTTCACTAGGGTAACTTTCTGAGTACCATTCCCAATTATCAACACCACCTCTCTCTAAACTTGTTAATATTAAGTCTCTTTCTTTGAGATATTTATAATCTTCTTTTGTTAAATTAATATTTTTAGGAACAGATAAAACATATTGATTTTTAACTTCTAAAATCTTTTTAGAATATAATTCAAGGTTTTCTTTATTATCCTTTTCAATATCTTCAAATTTAGAAATTCTGCATTCTATCTCATTTAGTATTTTATTCTTTAGCTCAATAGATTTATCAAGTTGCACAATAGCCATAGATTTACTAGATAAAATTTCTTCTTTTTTGGAAATATCATTATCCAACATCTTTATCTTTTTAAATTCAATAGGCTCATTGGCTAATAGTCTGTTTTCAACTATGCAAAGAACACTATTTTCGATATCTTCTAAGATATTTATAACTTCTTGGTACTCTTCACAAGTATGTCTTGTTGGAGTTCCTTGATTTCCAACCATACACTCAGTACACCATTGACTACCTTCCAAATCATCTCTAAATCGTGGGTATACTTTAACTTCTGAAAAATCATCTGATATTTTTCTTAAAACTTCGCATGGTGCGTTCATGTAGTATTTTACTTCTTTCATCTTCTATCCTTTTCTTTTTATACCCTAATTTTATCAGCTTTGGAAGTTAAAGTCCTTGATATACATCAAGAGTTTTAAAATATTCTCTAATTTTATCGCTAATCGTCCCGACCTCAACTAGTTTGTTATCTTCACACTTTTTACAAGTATGGCGATGTCCGTCTCTTGACATGTAGTTTTCTTTGAACTGATAGAGCCTCTTTTGCTTTTTGCAGACTTTGCAGGTTTTGCAGTTTGTCATTTGCTATCCCCACTGCTCAGCCATAGCTCTTGCAATACCGGGGAAAGTCTTACTTCTTAGTTTTGCTCTCTCTTCTTTTGGTAGTTTAAAGGCATCTGCATACCATGATGCCATAGTTTTCCCACTTTTGAACTCTGTTCTTGGTGGCACTTCAACTATATTTGTTGGTTCTAGATTTGAAAGTCCTTTTATCCATAAACATGTTTTCTTTTCAAACGCATCACCAAACTGAAAAGGATTAACTATCTGATTTGGCTTCCTCCACTCACTCGACATTATTCCTACAGGGTTTTCAATAACTATTTTTTCACAATCTGCATTAGCAAACATCATAAAAAAATCAATAGCTTCATCTCTATCTTTATGCCTTTGTATTGCTTTCTCTCCATACTTTTCAATATTAAACCATCTATTGCCTGTAACTGTCAAGTAAGTACATGGTGGAAATGCAATAATCATATCCCACTCTTGTTTTAATAACTCTGTAACATCTTGCTGTAAGTGCCATTCAGGATGACCGCCACTACACTCCACTATGTCGCACGAATATGCCTCGTGACCCAACGCTCTAAACTCTTTTGTAACAGCTTGACTTTCTTCGCACGCTACTAATATTTTCATCTCTCTATCTCCCTATCATCTTTTTAACTTCATAGCTTATCGCTTTGCATTTTTATAAAATATTCTCTTAAAGCACTGTATATTTTAGGTCGCTCTTTTTTATATGTTCCGATTGTTTGTCTGGTTAAGCCATAGAAGTTGGCTATGTTTGTGTTAGTTGGTTTCATTTTTTATCCTTAAATGATGATTATTTAGTTTTAATCTTTTTACTTTTTGATAACCAAGTACATAACTATCACCAAATAGCTTTATTCCAAAAAAATCACAGCGTGTAATATCTTTTTTGCATACCGTTCTATCTTTTCCGTGATGTATTATTATATCCCCAACTCCAATAAGGTTCTTGTGAACCTCTTCTAGCGTAAAGGCGTTCATTTATATCGCCTCTATAACAATTTCTACTTCTTCATCATAGAAAGCTTCATTTGCTATTTTATTAGCAAATGAATTCGCGCCCTTTAATGTCTTACGCACTTCGTATGAAATCTTCCCACTCTTTCCTCTTATTGTTACTTTTAAATCTTTCATCTTTCAGTCCTTTTGTTTATATGTAGTAATTATAGTACAAATATTTAACAATGTCAAGGGTTTTGTAAAAGAATTTAACTATTTTGGCAGCATCTTTTTAACTTCATAGCTTATCGCTGGTTGGTTACTGTATTTTTTCATAACTGCGTCTTTTATTACTTGCTCTATTTTATCAATTATATCTTTGGAACTTAGAGCGAGTCGGATGCCTATTAGCCATTTGCCACCGCCGAGTTCGTCTAGCACATATATCTCTTGCTCTGTATAAACGCTAGTACCGTCTATTTTTTTAAGATTTTTATATTGCACATTATCAAAGAACTCTGCATCACTTGGATACTTATCTCTGTTATCATACGTATGCTTAAACATCATACAGCTTTCGTCATAAAACTTATCGTACATAGCCTTTGCTTTCTCTCTTGTACCTGCCAGTAAGTTGTCTGTTTTTTCGTTCTTAAACCTCTTAGCAGTCATTGCTATTCTATCCATTGCGTTTTTGTATTCGTATTCGCCACCGCTTAGAGCTTTGAAGAACTCTATGTATTTATTTTCTGGTATTTCATTAACATAGCTTTCAATTTCACTATCTATAAACATACCACCACTTATGTTGAGCTTTTGTTTTATTTCTTGAACTAATTTATTTTTCATTCTGCAAACCCTTGTTGTTTTAAAAATTGCAACGGCGTAAGTCCCGTATGAGATGTTATTGCATTTAGTTTCTCATAATCAGTTGGTGTTTGATTCAAATAGCTTTCAAACTTAGTTCCGTATAGCGTTTCAGGTCTCAGATACTTTTGCATATCTGTACCGTACCACTCAGCAAACTTAGTGATGTGAACTTTTTTGAAGTCTTCTAATGTGAAGCCGTCTTTTAGTCTGGTCTTTACTAAAGTTTTAGTTTTAGCTGAGGTGTGTTTATAGTTTGTTCTACATACTTGGTTTAGGTGTTCAACTATCTCAACAATATTACTTACTAATTGTTCTTCTAAGCAATTGTTATTCTTAGTAGATTGTTTATTCTTAATACGTTGCGATTTTCCCAAGTTGGGGTTTTCCACATTTGGGTTTTCCACATTTGGGTTTTCCACATTTGGCTCATCATCTAAATAGTAAGTGCCTGAACCGTCCACGTGTTTTGTATATGTAACATATCCAAGCTCTTTTAGTTCATCAAGTGAACTTTTAACACTTGCTTCACCGTCTTTTTGTTGTTTTGCAATACTTCTTATAGTGAAGTTCCATCCCTCAGCCATTGAAAACATATAACAGAATAACCCTTTAGCTTTAAAAGAGAGTTTTTCATCTCTTAAAAAGCTGTTTGAAACTTGAATATAGTTTGATTGTCTTTTTTTAATAGTTGCCATTACTATATCTCCCAATAACTGATACATTCTTTTGCATCAAACTCAGGATGTGAATTATCAACATCATCAAAATCTATGCTTTCTTCTTGTGACAAATACTCATTTACCGCTAAAGTCCTAAACCATTTTTTATCTTCTTTTGTATATACATCATGATTATAACTTTTACAATGATTAATAATATAATTGATAAATCTTTTTTTATATATTCTTTTTTTCATCTCACATCTCCAATCTATACTCAGCAATATAACTGCCATTGTTGATATTAACTTGCTTAGACATTACATCATACCCAGCACGTTTTAAATCGCTTACACGACTTCTAAGGTTCATGCCAAAGCCTAATCGTTGAGCCTCTAAACAAGTTAGACTCGCACCTGTTTTGAGATACTCTAGTATTTTAGAGTTTTGGGAGTTTTGCTTGAAGCTTTTTATAGTTCCTTGCATTACTTATCCTTTTTTATTTTTACTATCTTTTAAAATTAAAGTGCTTATATAGTGAGAGCGGTTTTGTATTTCAACTCTCTCTTTTGTTGCACTATCCGCCAGTTTTATAATTTCCTCATCTAAAGAAAGTGTTATTATCTTCTTTGCCATTTTATTCCTTTTTATAATTGATTAAACGAATCATATCATTAAATTTATTAAATTAAACTTATTTAAACTTTATTCATAAATTAATAATGCTTTAAGAATTGTTTGTATATAATTTTTCCATCGGTTCACAAAAACCACAGGCGAGAGCCTTAAGCGAAAGCTTTAAATGACTGCCACGAGTGTGATGCAGTTTAGGGGGTAGCCACCAAATAGCTTTAAGATTTCTATGAGCATACAGTGTACTCGCAAGGTACATCCAGCCTAACTACTGGAACCACTGGTTTCTAGGTCATGAACTAGATTATGTATGTTCTTAGAAGTCTTAACATCCATGGTAAGCTGCAGCTGAGACATGGTTCTACTCTATTTTGATATTATAGGCAAGAGGTAAAACAAATTAAATATCAACAATAGTAAGGATGGATGCAACACCACTAGTTCCTGTGTATGCGGGAGGTACTAGAAATTTAAACTTACTAGCGTGTAAACTTTTGATGGAGTAGTAGTGACAACACTCAGGACTAGCACGATGGAAACTTTGACACAAACTCGCTAATGCACTTTGAGCGAGATAAGCAACTAGCCTTCTACTACTTCACAAAGAGTTTTAACTTTTTGATGTAGCATATTTTAAAACTCAGTTTCGAGCGGATATGTTACACAAAAAAGTTTAAAGGATATAGATATGGAACGAGAGTACACATATGCTGAACTATGCAGAATGAAGAAGAGATTAACAAACTTTGTGCTGAGTACGGACAAAGTGCAAATGACTTAATGGATAGGTTGAAGGAGATATGATGATTGAGACATTCACTATAGTCATTATAGCCTTAGCCATTGCTGGAATAGCAATTACTGTACGGGATACGTATAAAGAAGATTAATGAAAGGAGATATGATGAATATATCTAAAGAGTTATTGAGTGAAGTTTTAGATAAAGAAGTAACAAACATAAAAATGCACCACAGCAACGATGAGTATATTTACTTTGATTATATAGGAAAGCAAAGCAGACTAGCAAATGAAGTTTCTATTGACATTTATAAATTAGCTCATAAGTGTAAAAAGTGGGCTACTGAAAAAGGCTATGAAATAGTCGAAACTGCTTTTATGATTAGAATTAAAAGAGTAGGACAAGATAAGCAAAAGATATGGGAATATCCAAGAGAAATGCAAGACGCTGGTATATATTTCAGTCCTTCTTTTACTTTTAAAGCTTGTCAATGGATACTAGATAATAAGGACAAACAATGAATAACCTACTAAACAGATTTGAAAACTGGTGCCAGAAGATGGCAGAGAGATGGTTTTAAAATGAAACACTATAAAAAAAGAACACTTCTTTGAGTAGGAGGGGATGTTTATTTTTAACTTAAATTCGTTCAGTGTAAAAATCAAATAAGGATGAGAAGATGGATATTGACGAAAAAAACGCAATGCGCGAAGATATGCTAAAGGATCAACATCACGAACGAATGATGAGAAGTAGCATAGAGTATTTTTGTGAGTACACGCTTGAAAACTTATACATCACGCCTGAAAAAACAAAAGGACTGTTTTTGTTTGACGTGGTAGACGAGATTAGGAAGTACTGTATCAAGTACGAGCAAGATTTTAACGAGTTTTTAGATTTTTTGAAGGAGATATGATGTTAGAGAAGTTTGAAGAGTGGTGCGAGAAAATGGCGGAGAGGTGGCTGTGATGAAAAGTGTATATGACATAAAACAAGAGTTCTTCGCAATACAAGAACTTTTAGAAAATGAAGAGTTTGACGAAATTACAGGCGAGCTTATTGACAATTCTGAAGCGATACAAGAGCTACTAAATGAGATACAAGAGGATAAAGCAAATAAAGCCGACAATATAGCTTATTTGATAAATCAAGCCAAAGGTAGCCAAGAGGCGATTAAATGTGAAATAGACCGCTTAAATGAACGCAAAAAGATGTTTATAAGACAAGAGGAGAGATTGAAGCAACTCTTGGATTTTCTTCTTAATGGCGAGAAACTAAAAACAGACAAATTTACTTTCAGTTATCGCACTTCACAGAGCGTTGAGATTATAGATGAGAGTTTGATACCGGCTGAATATTTGGTAGTGAAAGAAACTTTTACTCCAGACAAAAAAAAGATTAAAGAAGCTCTCGCAGATTTTAATGAAGTTGCAGGTGCTAGAATAGTTGTTAAAAAGAATTTAGGAGTTAAATGATGACAGAAGCAGAAAAAGCCAGCAAAGAGTTTGATGAAGCTATGGAGCTAAATGGCAAAAAGATTTTATACAATGGGATGGAGGTTAAAAAATGAGTGACTTTAAAAAATTATCAGAAATTGATGTAAGTAACAAAATAGAGAAAAAAGGTCAGTTTTCTTATTTGTCTTGGGCGTGGGCTTGGAGCGAATTTGTAAAAAACTATCCAGATGCGACTTATGAGATAGTCAAGAATGAGTTAAATCTGCCATACTTCAATAGTGACGCCGGCGGAATGGTTTACACTAAAGTAACAGCGGGCGGACTTACACACGAAATGTGGCTGCCGATAATGGACTACAAAAACCAAGCTAAAAAACAGTTTGATATGATGGATGTCAATAAAACAGTTATGCGCTGCTTGGTTAAAAATTTAGCGATGTTTGGATTGGGTTTATATATTTATGCAGGCGAAGACTTGCCAGAGGTCGAGGTCACGGAACAGTTAATAAGCGAAGCACAGAGAGTAGAGCTGTCAAAGCTAATACAAGAAACTAACTCAGACTTAGCAAAGTTTAATGACACTTTTGGGATTAGCACGCTGGCAGATATGCCCGTTTCTTATTTTGAAAAAGCCAAGGCACTTTTAGTTAGTAAAAAGAATAAAAAGCCGAAGCAAAATGAAGCTAAATCTTAAAAAGCAATACGGGCAGCTTGTACCATATTCTAATGAGGACAAAGAGAAGCTTGATAAGCTCAAGGACGGTGCTATTTACGAGATTGACATAAAAGACGCAGATATGAGAACAGTCACTCAAAACCGCGCAATTCATTTGTGGTGCGATATGCTGGCTAACACTATGAACTCCCAAAATATGATTATCCAAGATGTCATAAAACTTAACACAAAATGGGATATGCTAAAAGTCAAAGAGATGATATTCAAGCCCGTTGTAAAAAGTTTATACACTAAAGATAGCACGACAAAGTTAAATAAAGATGAGTTTGAGCTTATTATAGATACAGTTATAAGAGCTTTGAGTTATAAAGGGGTTGAGAATATACCCGACTTTCCAGACCGTAAGAGTTTGGAATTTGAAAATAAAAAGGAAAAATGATGTTTAATAAAATTATTTTAGTCGGAAACTTAACTAGGGATTTAGAAATGCGTTATAGTGCATCAGGTGTGGGTATTGCAAACACTGCAATGGCGACAAGCCGAAAGTTCACTGTTAACGGAGAGAAAAAAGAGGAAGTTTGCTTTGTAGATATTACATTCTTTGCCAGAAGCGCAGAGATTGCAAATCAATATCTACGCAAAGGCTCAAAAATTTTAGTTGAAGGTCGCTTGAATTTCGACCAGTGGGTAGACCAAAACGGACAGAAACGCTCAAAACACTCTGTAATTGTTGAAACTATGCAAATGCTAGATAGCAAGCAAGACGGGCAGTCAAACAACGGTCAAGCAAATCAAGCAAATCACACGGCTTATAGAGAGCAGCCTAAACAAATGCCGGATAAGAGCTCTTTACAGGAGATTGATATAGATGAAGATGATATCCCTTTTTAAAAAGGATATTGACATATTAATTCCGTTTTAGCATAGACAATCTGTCTAGTTTAATAACACTTTAAGTATAGATAGTATATACTTTTAATATATAAACAAAAGGACGGACGAAATGAAAACTTTAACAACAAAAGAAGCTAAAGAAATTTTAGTAGAGGGTTTAGGAATAACAGAGGACACTGTTTCACTAAGTGAAAGAAAAGGCTACAAAGCTGCAATCAAGTTTGTAAAAGAATGGAGTCATAAAGTTGAGTTTTTGACTTTTAACGATGGGAAGCTTGGTGATGAGTGTAATGTTAATATTAGAACTTGTGCGGTAGCGTAGAGGTGAAAAAAACAACATATAAAGACCTCGCCGAATATCTCGGCGTGAGCGAGAGTGCGGTAAAGCAGTATAACCCAAAAAAACGTGAGTTAATGATTATCGGTTTAACCGTTAAAAAACATAAACTAAACGCTAAGAAGGACATAAAATGAAAGAGCTACTAGGCAGATTTGAAGATTGGTGCCAGAAGATGGCTGATAGGTTATTCTGATGGAATTTTTACAATACGTAAGCATAGCTATTATGGCTATGATAGTTAGTTACGTTCTAATGGGAGGACTACAATGAGTGAGCTACTAAAAGAGTTTGACGACTTTAGCTATGAACTGTATGTTCTTCGTATGAAGCTGTTAAACTATAAAATGAATATGGAGAGATAAGATGAATGAGTTTATAGTATGGTGTAAAAACAAGAACGAGTGGGAAGCAGATGAGTGTGTTTTAACAAGAGACGGAAAATTAATAGACATAAAGTATATGAAAGAACTAAATCTCGAAAATCACACTATCTACCGTTACATAGGTAAAACAGACATAGAAGGCAACAAGATATATGCTGATTGTAGTATTGTTGAGTTTGAATACTATGATATGGATGTTGATAGTGGATGGGTAAAAGCAAAAAGTGTTATTACTTTTGATGATGAAGACTTAATGTACCTAATTGCCATTGATGGAGAACTTTGTAATTTTAAACAACATGATATTGTAAACCTAAGAGTAATTGGTACGCTGCAAGAAAATCCAGAGTTATTGGGAGATAACAAATGAGAATATACACAAAAGAACAGCTTAAAGGTTTAAGCAAACAAGAGTTGCAGTTAAAGCTAGATATGGTCAATGGCTCTATTTATCTAACAGATGAAGAGATTATCGCAAATAGAGATATGATACAACTTGCACTAAACAATGGAGTGAGATACCCGATTGACGAAGTTATGCTAGACATCAAGGCAGGTGCTGCCGATATAGATGATATGGAGCTGAGATGAACAATATACTTATGAATATTGAAATGACGAAAGCTATCTTAGATGGTCGCAAGGTGCAGACTAGGAGAGTATTTAAAGATGATGAAGTTATAGATACTTTTCTTAAAAATGGTGGAGAGTTAAACAAGATTTGGGTTATTGATAAATACTCTAAATACCAAATAGGCGAAACTATATGGGTTAGAGAGCCAGCCAAAGTAATAAGCTCTATCTATGATGGAACAGTAAGAGCAGAATACATTGCAGACGGAGAAACGACATATTTCAATGTGGGAAGATTTGAAAAAGATGGTGTTCTTCCAAAATGGATAACTAATTGTCAAGGCATACCAAACGGATGCATAAAAGAAATGGCTCGCATCTTCTTAAAGATTACTAATGTAAGAGTTGAAATACTCCAAGATATTACATTTGAAGATATATTTAAAGAGGGCTTTGATGGAAAAGTATCTGACTATTTTATCAGCACTAGGTATAAAGAAAAGGCAATTACGGCAGATACTTTAAAAGAACTAGAAATACTTAACTGGTGGATTAGTGTATGGGATAAAACAGCTAAAACACCTTACAAGTGGGCGAATAATCCGTACACTTTTGTAAATGACTTTGAAAGGGTAGAGAAATGAATAAGCACGACATAGAACACTTAAAAGATAGTTTTAGTAGATTAAGATTTTTATCAAGATTTTACAAAGTCGAAATTACAGCTTTTTCGATAATGGCTATATGTTTATCGGCTTTTGGGTATATGGTATGCGGTTGAGTTCAGGAGCTAGAAAAGACCTACTTGTAGTAAAGTTTTGTAAAGCTATGTTTGACGTGGCAAAGCAGGACGAAACTATTGCGGATGCAGATATATCCAGTTGTGAGCTTGATAACTACATAGAAGACAAACTTGTAGCACTGAGTGATAGATTACAAAATACTATCAATAAAGCTTACAAAAATAATGGCAGCGAGTTATCGGCATGGGTTAGTAAAAATCTTGACAGACGTATTGGGCTGACACTTACAAGGATTCAAGCACACTCTGTTAATTTAGAAATGCTGGCTTTGTGGGTTTTATTTATAAACTTTTGTGAGCGAGATAAGCCCGTAGATGATTTATTTTCTGAGTGGTTAGAGCCTGAACAGTATCTAAATGTTATCGAGCTTTTAAGCCATACAGAGGTCGCTAAACTTGAGGGTGTGATGTTTGACCTTAGCTATGAAATAATTAAGAATATAAAGGATTAAAATGCTAATAAACAATACACATATCTCCGATGCTCTTGGCGTAGATTTTAGAGAGGCGGGAACTACATTCGCGAATGTGTGCAAATACGTTACAGTTGTGCAAAGGAAGCCGAAAAATAATCCACGGATAAAGTTTATAGGAGTTAAGCACTTTGACCTAGATGAGGCTATCGAGGTAATTGGCAAACTTCCTACATCTAAGACTAGAGTTAGAGACTTGGCGCGGCTGATAGAAGTGAAGTTAAGGCTTAAACAGCTTTAAGTCTTCTCTGCTTCTTGAGTCGATGTGCAGCCAACTTATATCAGTTTCAATTCCTCTTATTTTAGAAAACATTCTTTGATTTGACACTACAAAGCTTCTAACCTCATCAGCTGTGTATTGACTGAAAACTGCGTCAATCGCTTTACCGTATGAGTGCATACTTGTTAATGAGTAGTAAGGGCTTTGTGGAGTTCTTAATCCACTCCAGTTTCTATCTCCGCCCCAGTACCAATTATTAATCGTCATTGTTCCATGCGGAAAATTCTCTTTTATCGTGTCAATCGCTTCTATGACTCCACTGTCGAAAATCTCCCATACTTTAGCATCTCCCATTTTCTCGTAATCTTCTTTACTTACAAGTTCATAAGCTTTGAAATATTTTGATTTCATTTTTTACCTCTACTTACAAGCCATCTTAGTCCAAATACTCCTGCAACTATTCCAGTAACTAAAAGTAAATACCATTGAGGTGTCTTATCAAGAGTTTCAAACCCTTTTAGTACAGCCTCTTGAGTTTGTGGAAAAAATGCAAGTATCAAAGGTACACTAAATAAAATAGTTAGATATTCGTCTTTCCAAGAAGTTTTCATGTCTTGTTGAGCATTTGTATCCCAATTTGCCTCTATCTGCATACCTTGTTTAGCAAGCTCAGTAGCAACATCAACCTTTTTTAAATTAAGTTCATGCTGTCTATCTTTCTCTTTAGCATCTAGTTCCACTTCTAATGTTTTTCTTTTTTGCCATTCTTCAATAGGTGCTTTAACTATATCAGTAATCGGACTTAAAATCTCTGTAAACCATCCCATAAATTACCCCTTTAATTGAATAAGAAAAATAATCAAGCCGACTATTACAGTGGCAACACTAGCTCCAACCCACTTTGCTATTTGAACCATAATAGTATAAGCTCTATCGCCATTATTAGCTCTCACTTCTATTATTGACTTTTGAGTATGTAGGGCGTCTATTCTAGTGTGTATTAACTTATCAGCTTCTTTTAACTGTAAGTGTCTGCTTTCATTTCGTTCTTCCATAACTCTAACATCTTGCTGAACTTTTGCAAGTAGCTCTATACTGTTTGCCATTGAGCTTATGCTTTGATTCATTTGATGCACATCTTTGCTCATTAATAGCATTGAGTCTTGAGTCTTTCTTATTGCGTCTTCTAGTTTGTCAAGTCTTGCAGTTTCTAGCATTTCTGCACCTTTTTTTAAATTTCTTCTACTGTTTTATACTTATCTGAGTAGTTAAAAAACTTTCTTCCGAATGCCCTTACAGATAAATAATAGGCTAAAGCCCATGTGTGGTAGTATGGCTTTTTGATAAGCTCAACTTCTGAAATATCAATTCTCATAAATCTGTAAAATTCTTTATCTGCTTTTTTTCTATCATTTTCATCTTTGCCAAGCCAATAATAAAAATCATGCTGATTACATGAGGCTTTAAAAATGAAGTCTGGTGGCTTAATGAAAACACCTTTACCACCACATCCATTACAAATAATACTTTTTTGATTATCTGTAAGTTCACTGTATCTTAACATTATATAGCCTCTACCTCAGCAATAGTTGTTGCCACTGCTAAGGCTACTTTACGGTTCTTTTTAGTAAACTTATTAATACTCGCTTGACTTCCTATTGTAAGCAATAGTCCGTCAGATTCAGCATCGGTAAGGCTATGTTCAATTCCATTAACATCCCAAATATTATGAGTAACTGCACTCGCCATTCTATTTAACCTAACATACCCTTCTATTGCCGTTACACTCTCAGCCCCGCCTATGAAGTTGAAGCCTAAATAACTAACTGATTGTGATTCGGCTAATATATAATCAGATTCTATCTGAGCTAACTTATATTCTTTGGCTACTTGTAAAAGTTCAACCTCTGTTCTAGGTATAGGAGTTCTTTTTAACACTAAATTAATAGCGTCAACTTCTTCTACATAAGTATATAATCTACCATTTGGTATAGGTTCTTCTATAAGCTCAAAAACATCTAAACTATTAAGTGTTTCAACATTGTCAAATACTTGCTTTGGGTATCTAACGCCATTTACTACTATCTCTTTTGATGAGTAGAATGTTTCATTTGTGTTTTTATCTAAGTACATCTAATTTCCTTTTATAAGTTTTCTTCACATACTAGATAACTGTTTTCTAATATTTCCCAACCATCTGCAAACGATGCAGTATAAACAGTATCTACAGGAGCAGTGTTAGAGTTCCCACCCAATAAATATACCCTATCCTTAGTTACTATTGCTTGACTTATCTGTAGTACACTAGATAAAGAAGTTCCAGTTGTCCAAGCACCTAATGTACCGTCAGTGTTAATTGGAGCAGTATAGACTGTTGATACAGCCCCGGCTGTATAGCCACCAAGTAGAAATACTCTACCCTTAGTAAGTATTGCTTGACTAGAGCCTAATACACCAGGTAGTGAAGTTCCAGTAGTCCAAGCACCAATAGTACCATCTGTGTTAATTGGTGCCGTGCGTACTGTAGCTAAGTATGAAGTTCCATCATACCCACCTAACAAATAAACCCTACTTTTAGTAATTATCGCTTGACTTTCCGCCAATGCACCAGGTAAACTTGTTCCAGTTGTCCAAGCACCTAGAGTACCGTCAACGTTTATTGGAGCGGTGTAAACAGTTGATACCCTAACAGTAGTAACTCCACCCAATAAATAAACTCTGTTTTTAGTAACTATTGCTTGACTACCTCTTAATACACCAGGTAGTGAAGTTCCTGTTGTCCAAGTACCTAATGTACCGTCAGTGTTAATTGGAGCGGTGTACACCGTAGATACAGCAGAGCCAGTATATCCACCTAGTAAATACACTCTATTTTTAGTTACTATTGCTTGACTTAAAGCCAATGCGCCTGGTAAACTTGTACCTGTTGTCCAAGTTCCAATAGTGCCATCAGTATTTATTGGAGCTGTATATACGGTAGCTACCCAAGCAGACCCATTATATCCACTAAGTAAATAAACCCTATTCTTTGTAACTATCGCTTGACTATAAGCTAATGCACCAGGTAAACTAGTACCTGTAGTCCAACTAGTTATATCGCTTACTGTTGTTGTTTTTGTTATATTATTTTTATGGTATTTATTTTGGTAAATGGGGGTACAACTCACACCCTCATCAGCTATAACACTATGTGTTAATATCTTATCCATATTACACCATCGCCGCTGAAGAAGTTAAGTAAACAGTAGTGCCATCACACTCATAGCCTATTACATAAATACCTGCCGTACTGAGTGTAGTTGCTAAACCACTTTTAGCTTTTATCATTGTATCAAAGCTTATTGCATATGCCCCTGTATTATCAAGTATTATAGAGCCAGATTGAGCAGCTAAGTTTGTAAATGTCAAAGTACCTAGCGCAGTCGGAGTGCTTTTAAACTTATTCGTTACCGCTAAGTCAAAAGACAAATCGTTATCAGTTGTTATGGTGCTTCTTTGAGATACTGAGAATGTATTTATTACATTTGTTGCTGGGTGTAGTATAGCACTATCCAAGTGAGTATCTATCTGAGCATGAGTGTTTGTGCCTATGTTTGTAAGTAATGTATGGTCTGTTACACCTGCAGGATTTGTAATCCAAGATATATCTGTACCATCTGAGCCTAATACTTGCCCATTAGTCCCAACCCCTAATCTCGCTGTCACATTGGTAGCATTACGGATAATAACATCACCGCGAGTAGTCATAGGGTCAGCAAAACCGCTAGATAACCCTGTTAATAAACTACCGTCAATTGCGGGTAATTTACCTGTGCTGTCCGTTTGGACTAATTGAGATAGGCCATTAAAAGTGTTACCTGCTATTGTTGTATTGGCATTATATGCTTGAACTGTACTACCTATATCCGCATCAACTAAGATAGTAGCATCATAAGCTTGAACCGTGCTTCCTATGTCCGCATCTTTCAGAATTGTAGCATCTGCTGGCTCATACACACCCGTGTGGTTATGTGTCGTGTCCGATTTACCAGCCAAGTCGCTAATAATCTTAGATGCACTGAAGAGCTCAGTTGTTGTTGTGCCTGTATCATTAATTAGCCTATGTTTTGCATCGTCTATTACGTGGCTGTCATAACCAGCCTTTTGTGTTGTAGTAATTATACCCATTATCTATCGCTCCATTCAATAAGATTTTCATCAGTCCACGCAATAGCGTTTTCATCTACCCAAACAACTGGAACAGCACCCCCGCCCAAAAGCTTCCTAAAAAAGAAAAACATTAGCTGATACCCAACTGAGTAGATACTGCAAAAGTATAGGTTAATCCCTCAACCATTATGAATGTTGAGCCTTGAAGCAATTCGATAGACTGACCCGTGGTACCCGCCGTATAAATTAGACCTGTAGCCGTTGCCGTTGTTTGATTGAATGTCATATTGGTTTCATTTAGGGAAGCTGGGGTATATGTCCCGTCAACGCCTTTTGCCACATAAAACAATTCTGTTGTGTAAGTAGGACTGTCCCACACTGCAAAATCAAAATAAGTAGTTAGTTGAATATTATCAAATATGCCGGCAAGTTCAAATTTCTGAGTTTGTATATTTGTTCCGGTGTAAACTATATCTACATAAGTGCCATCTAAATAAGGACAATTATAATCAGTATCTATTGCTATTGCTGGACTATGTGTGCCGAATGGAATATCAACTAAAAATACTAAGTCTTTATAAACTTTCATTACACTATTGGTTTCGTCCAAAGTGAATGAGTAAACAGGGTCTGTGGCTGTGCCACTACCAATAGTAATAGTAGCATTTGCACCAAGTATAACCGTTTGATGTGATGTCGGAGTGTAAGAAGTTCCGCTTGCAACGATTGAACGAAGCACTGGAGCGTCAATTTGTTTGAGGTCGTTACCTGTAATGGTGTTTACATTTTTCATAGTAATTCCTTTTTGATATTATAGCGTAAAAATTATGTTATTATTATCAACCGTATCTCGGAAATTTAATAGGGTCGCCACCTGTAACTTTATTGGCGAACTCTATATAAAACTCATAAGACGATAGACATTCAATCGCATAATCGTTGCTCTTCCACCCCCCAAAGGCAGTGCCATTTGCAATTGGCAATGTTTCAAGTTGCTCATAGGTTGGAGGTACGCTTACGCCATTTACCCAAGTCTGATGATTAGTTCCCTCTAGTATATGAGCTAAAATTTCCTGCATAGAGTAAAATTTAATTGTTCTGTCTATGTAAAAATATTTAATAAAGCTGGAATTATACAACTCAGCCGCAGTAACAAGAGTAATAGGTATCTCTGGGTAAAGGACGTAATCAACATTGCCAAGACCGTCCGTTACCCAAAACTCAGGAAAGTTGGCTGGTGTATTTGCAATAGGTCCAATTCCAGACATATCAGTTACATAGAAAGTGCCGTTTACTATGCCGCCGCTAACATCTGGCAAGCTCTCATACATTAGCGGAGCAGTTGCGGTTATGCTTATTTCGTGATATTCAGTAGGTCCAACTGGTAGTGTCCACGCTATGATATTATCAGTCCTTACTGCAGTACCGCCCGTTACGATAGGCTCTGAATAGATATAGGTTGCGTCATAATCTAGTATTGTTATATTTAAAATTGTATTACCATCTTGTGATACCCAGCTACTTAAATTAGGCTGGTCTGTCTGTTCCATCTGCATAACTGTTACATTTGCTTGCGGACTTATCAGTTTATCACTTGCTTTAGCCTGAGCATAAAACCACATTTGCACCCCATCAAAAGCCCAATCGTCTAGCGCCCAAATGAAACGCTCTTCTACTTCGTCTAACCATATAACCGCATCATTCCCGTCTTGATTTGAAAAAGCGTTTACATATTCCACATTGATATCATAGTTTATAATCTTAATGTAAACCACATCAAAATCTGTAACATATATTGTACCCTCTTCATCAAGGTTTACATTTAAAACAGGGGCTTCGTTGTTGATTAAGATTATTTCTAATATAGGGGCGTCTGTTATTTCTACATCATCTCTATCATACTGCTCTTGATATAACTCAGATGTTGGTACATTAGAGGTTATAGTTATACAAGTTGGAACAAAAGCGGATATATCAATACACTTGTAAGTTTTGGCGGTTATTGAAATACAAGTTGTCTTATCACTTGATTTTTCAGTTGATTTTTCAGTAAACCTGCTTATTATTGTACCCATCTTAAGTTAAACTACCTATTATAAAATTTTGAACGGCTTTTACAGATTTGAATAAAACTATCTTGTTTGAGATAACGCTTTTGGATTTGCTTATCTCTTTTTGTATCTGTTTAGTTTGAGTTTCGATTAAGCTTCTTGACATTATTATTCTCCACCGCTTTGAACTAAAGTATCTGCGTAAATTCTGCCACTTCGTGGTGCAGCTGCATAAAAACGACCTGTGCTTGATTGGAATAATTTATAGACATAATCCTCTCCTGTATCTAAGTATGTATTCCAAGTGATTCCATCTAAAGAGCGATATATACAACCTGTGCCGCCACTTCCTACATATAAATATCCGTTTGAATGAACCATAATACTCAATAGAAAATAATCGGGCGTAGAGTGTACTTCTACCCAAGTTATTAAGTCTGAGCTTCTGTATATTTTAGCTGCGTAGCCCGTTGTGACATAATAATACCCACCTGTGTAAATAAAAGACATTAGCTCGTTCTCCTCCTCCCCAAAGTCATAAACCAATGTCCAATCTGTACCGTTGCTTGAGCGATATAGTTGACCTAAATACCCAGTTGAGGCATACACATAACCGTCTGTGCATGAACATAAATCATAAACCTCATCCACAATGCCATACCAAACTTGTGTCCATGAAACTCCATCAAGTGAACGATGAATGCGACCATCCCCACCTGCATAAATATACCCATCTGAATGGGATATTAATGATGATATCCAAAGCGAAGCACTCTCATAAGCCAATGTCCAATCTGTACCGTTGCTTGAGCGATAAATTTGACCAAGTGAATCACCTGTTCCCACATATTGATACCCTTTATGGACGCAGTAGCTATAAATATACTCTTCAGTGGGGTGGTTATACACAACACTCCACACATCACTATCTAAGATACTTCGATATACCCCACCACTCTCCCCACCAGATGTTGCGTAGATATAACCATTAAACTCCACCATGTTGTAAAAAGAAGTGTCGGGATGCTCAGACTTTATTACTAAAACACCATCCCAACTGAATGTAGCGGGTTGCGCATACCGTTCCCCAACTATATCCATACTCACTTTTGCACCTTGTATTTTTTCATTGATTGAAATTGTTTTATACAATAAACCATCGGCTTGAAAAATATCCCCAATATGTAAATTATCAATATGGTATGTGTTTATAGATATTCGTTTATGGATATGACCCTCTTCAAGCAACACATTCTCAGCTCTAGCCTGAGCAACTTCGTAATTTGTTAGGAGTTTATCTTCAATATAAACCGTTTCAGTGCCACCGTTTACAACTTCAAACGATAAAGTAAGCTCGTTGTTTGTAGTTGTATTTGAAGTGTCGCTTATTAGCTCTGATGTATATTCTGCCATTTTTTGCCTTTATAAAATTATAGCATACTATGCAAACTCTGCATAGGTTGTATCAATAGTTATATAAGTACCTTTTTTGATATGCCCCGTATCAACTATAACTTTTTCAGCAGTTGACAAATAAACCAAAAAAGTACCATTACTTGCTATTGTATAGCTTACACCTTTGTATGTTACCGATTTGCCTGCGACTTTGTGAGCCTCTGTATCTAAAAGACTTGCTACGTCAATAGTTCTATGCGTTGGCAAAAGACAAGTCCCGTCCTCTGGGTATTCAAAAGTCGTAACCCCGTTATCATTATAAAAATCTATCCATCTTACAGTATTAGAAGCACCAACCGCTGGAATAGTATATCTATCCACTATTGCCGTGTAAGTACAGGTAATGCTAAGGTTTAAAAATCTGCTTTGAGTAGTGTAGTAAATATAATAACCGCCAGCGTCATACTTTGTTAATGGAACGATTACAGAGCCTATCATTGCCTCGCTTATCTCTATGTCGTTTGAAGTGTAGAAACCAAATACATCAACGCCCGCATCGGTATAGTTTGCGGTTAGATTTTCCATCGTAGCACTAAAAGATTTCTCTACGCTTAAGCCTACTTCTTTGGTAATTCCTAGCATAAAAGTGGTATCAAAATCTCCGTACGCATAGTAGGTATTAACCACCGTTGGAACTGCTGATGGATTAGACACGAATGATATGTTGTTAATAGTGCCGATAACATCAAACTGGGTAGGTGTATCTAAGCTCATACCCTCGCCGACTAATTCAATAGAGTTGTTGTTTAAACCGCCCATATCCAAAACATCAGCGCACACATCTATCGAAATATCTAAAATTTGATTTAAGTATTGCACATTGTAAATATTTGAGCGTGTTTCAAAGTCAAACTTACCGTTGTATTGGTACATCTGAATCACTTTAGTTATGTATGTGACCGTGATTATTCCGTTCAATACCGAATCAAAAAGAATGACATTCTGCCCTTGAATAAATTGATATGTCGCATCGCTTACAACCACGCCGTTAAGTGTGATTTGCTTGATACTATCTATACCACCGTTCACTCTTAAGAAATTCGCGGCAAAAGTCTCTTGAACTAATACTTCTTTGAATGAGAAATACATCGTGCCTAAGTTTGAAGCTATGTTTACTATATTGTCGGGTGTTGGATTAAACATAAAATAAGGGCGTGAGCAGTCCTCGTTTGTTACCATAGTGATTAACGGCTCCGAGAGTATATCCTCTTCGTTTGCGTTGAATACTACCTTATTTACAAGTGGAGAGCCTGAGTAGTTATCAGAATATTCTTTGCTTGTTAATACGGCGTCGGTAAAAGTAAATTTTGGCGTTACAGATGGATTTATTCTAAAGTGTTCTGCAAAAATTAAATGATTATCTACTTCATAATAAGTGCCGCCGCTTACTGATACTAAACTATCAACTCCCTCTAATTTTGAACCCTCAAGCGTGAAAGAACCCTCATTGAATTTAAAGTCTGGTAAAGTGTTGTAATGGCTTATTTCTGAGCATAGAGCGCCTATTATTTCGTTACCAGTACCTGAAAATAAATCATTGATTTTTGGAGAGAATGGATAGTCTAATAAGCACCCCTGAGTTTTAGCGATTATCTCATAAGCACCTTTATAATCCCTATCCACATCAAAGAGAATGAAGCTGTAAACCATAGTGCCGATAGTAGCAACTAGTCTTATATCTTTATTTCGGATAAAAGTTTTATCAATCTCGTAACCCATCATTGACATAGATAATGTTGAATAGGCTTTTTTGTTTTCTCGTATGATTTCGGCATCTGTTACATAAGCGGTTATATCAACTCCGTTTAAAACAAAAGAGCGGGTAATGTTTACTATCACATCGGATGGTGTAATAGTTACCGTGTCGCCCTCAAAGTATCCATTTGCTATATAGCCTAAATCATAATAAGCCATTTTATACTACCGTTCCCATACCATCAGTCCACGCTGTACCATTCCACCATATCGGCTTAGATAATGTCGTGTCGTAATAGTATTGACCGATAAGTAAGTTTGTTGTAGGTCTGCTCGCTGTAGTTCCCGTTGTACCCGCTGGCAAATATACAATCGCACTGCTTGAGCTGAATGTTTGAGCAAATGCACTAAGAACGTTTGAAAATGAAGTGCCACTTTTTGCATAAGTCACAAAACCAACAAGTGAGCCTAGCCCACCTAGTATAGTGGGTATTATTGTCGGAGGAGTTGCGTTATTTGCCTCTGCCTGAGATGAATACTCTGCTTGACCCATTACAACCGCTAATCGTGATGGAGTATTATTAATAAGATAAACCCAGCTTACACCAAATTTATTATTGCTTAAAGTTACGGGCGTTCCTGTGTTGTTATCGTAAGTAGTGGTGCTTATGAGCTTACTATCTGCAACCTCTGTAAAACCTCCAACTCCGTCTCTATAGTAAAGAGTAAAAACGTTTTCGTTTGCCGTGCCAGCTACGTTTGTGTCAAATGCAACGTGGGGGACTTCTATTATTCCGCTATAAAATGACCCCTCCGTTAAGCCTAAAGCTAAAGCCGCGGGCTGAGATAAAATAGTGCCGCCCTCGGCGTGTATATATTTAGAAAAAGCATAAAATAGTTTTCTTAGTTTTGTGGATATGTCAACATTCTGTCCCACTGAATTTTGAACATCTAGCACAGTTCCTTTTTTGTATATGGTATAAGCCAAGCGTTTATCCATGCAATTTATAATAGACCTATCTATAGTTGCTTTAAAAGTAGGAACGCCCGCATTATAATCAAAGTAGACATAGTTAGTGGAGTTATCGGTAAGCGCTAGATTTGCTTGAGCTGATATTTCAACTGCGTATAGTGGAGTAGTTGCGTCTGCTGTTGCTCTTATTAGTCCATAACCCGCTGCGAAGCTTACAGTACCGTCTACATTCTCGGTTATCGCGCACCCACTCATAACCCCTGCACTTTCAGTGTGTGAAAACAGCTCTGTTGATGT